GTGCAAATTAGGGATAAAATTAAAACCGAGTGAATTAAATGTAATTAAACAAGAGAAATGATAAATAGATGATCAGGTGGGAAAAGACGAAAATAAAAGATAAAACAAAGTAAAAAGTCCGATATGAGTGGGTTTTGATGAATAAGGACCGGGCAAAGATGAAAAAATGTTAAAAGGATGAATGTTAAATAAAAACAAGGGAAATTTGCTTAAATGCTTTGTTTTAAAGGATATTTAAAAAAGTTATTAAAAAGTTTTAAAATACCTTTTTAAGATTTTTAAAAATGTTTTTAAGGAGTCGGGAAAAATTATCCCGGCTTTTTTTATTTGTGTATAGAAAACGCAACTGCAAGAGTGTTAAAAATGGCTTTACAGAGCGTAACAGTGGCAGAACAGCAAAATTAACATAATAAGCAAATAACGTAAAAAAGAGTGTTTTAAAATTTAAAAGGTTTTTAAAAAAGTCTTTAAAAATTAAAAAATTATTAAAAAATATTTTGAAGGTTTTAAAAATACGGTTTATTCGGAACTACGGAACTTTTTAATTCTTTATGCGGAACTGTTCCGATTAAGTAATATCAAGGGTTTAAACGTATTTTTTAAAAAAAGTTAATATTTGATTTTTTGAACAAAATTAAAGATTTATGCAATATTTTTGAATTTATGCATAATTTAAATGCGATTTTTAATTTATTATTTGCGGCCGAGAAAAAGGCACAAAAAAACAAGCAAAAATTTTTGTGATTTCTGCTTGTTTTTTGTAATTTTAAAAGTAAAAATAAGAATTTAAAAACTATTTTAAAGAAGTTTAAAAAATACTTTTTATTGTTTTTTATAGATGGCTTTTTTGTTGTTAACTTTTTGAACTAATTTTAGATAGTTTTCTGTATTTGCTTTTTTCATTCTTCTGTATCCACCGAAGGATTTAGGAGCAGATTCCGGCAAATGTTCCAATATCCAATAATAGTCTTGTCTGTCTGCTTTTTCCTCAATTGCCGGCACGATTATATTTTTGTAGTATTCATTTCTTTCAGACTGTGTAGGCAGATTTTGCATCAGTTCTTTAAGCACCTGTATTTCATCTTTTCCAAAATATAAATATATTTTTTGTTGTTCTGTTTTTGCTTCCTCAAAGCGACCTGCTTTATAAAGAAAATCAACTAATCTGTTATAGTCTTTAATTTGATATGCATAGAAGGATTTTTTCATAAATTCATTTGATTTTTTTAGACAAGCTATAGCTAAATCCATTTTATTTTCTTTAGAATACTGAGTAGCTTTTTTCTGTAGGATCTGTTCAGGAACTGATACAACGGAATACGGTTCGGTAGTTTGTTTGTGAGAAGGTACCGGAATACTTAAAATTGATTCTACTGTTGTTAAGTCGTACTTTCTTTCAAAGTCCTGTATCATAGATGCATTCTTTCTATTATACGCTTCTACATTAAACGATTCTGTTGCATTATTATCTAAATATACGTTTTTTTGTTGTTCATAAGTATGGTTTTTATTTCTATAATATTCAAGCGATTCTGTATATTTTTGCTTTTCTTCTTCATCTTTTATAGTTTTTTTGCCGGATTCTATTAAAGAATATGCAAATAAAATGAGTATTGCCATTACAATAATAAACATTTGATTCTTCCTTTGTTAAATATTTTTAGAAATCCACCTTAACAGTATACTTATTTTTGGCCCTTTCTTCTATAAATTTGATGTCTTCAAAATTATCAAAGTCAAAATTTTTGATATGTTTTAATTCGTGATTAAGAATTTCTTTTTGTTCATCGTATGAATACGCTGCGTTTATATATATGTTATAGGTCCCATCGTTGCAAGGTATAGTAACCCCTTTTACCAACAACGGAAGATTTATTGTTCTTACAATTATATCTTCCATATGATTCCTCCGATGCTAATCCTGAATAATTGTTTCTATTATTTTTACCGCCTTTTCAACATCGGATTTTGTTGCACCCTTAGCAAGATTAAATAACATTCTCATTTCAGGTCTTGTTCTTAATTCTTGTAAATAGTTATTAAGTTCAGCATCTTCAGATGTATCTACTTCTTTTCCTAATAAATATTCTACTGAAACACCGAAAAAATCAGCAATTTTATGCAGTGTTGTACTTCGTGGAGTTGAACCGTTTTTCCATTTAGTGGCTATTGCTGATGAATACCCAAGCTGAGCACATACATTATTTGGCGATAATCCTTTTTTATTGCACAGTTCAACAAATTTTTCCCAAAACATTTTATACACCTCTTGTAGATACTAACTAATCTAACCAGAGAACAATTGTGCACAATGCACAAAGTTAGACAAAGTAAGAAGTTTATATTGACAAAGTTAGATTAGTTAGATATAATGGTATTGTAAAAAAAATTTTTTTTACAAGTCCGGACAATACGAAAAGGATTTACTGCAAGGCGACAGCCATTGCAATAAATCTCAATGTGATTATATCACACATTTTTTAAAATATCAAGGGAGGTTTTAATTTGAATAAAGATATTAAGGTAAGACTTATGCAGCTTGGGAAAAAACAAACTGAACTATTGGAAGAAATACGAAAGAAGGGATATCCGAAACTTTTACCGTGTGCGCTAAGTTCATACATTAACGGTCATGTGTTAGGACCACAAGCAGAAGTTGTTTTAACCATTGCAAGAGAGATACTTGATGAATGGGAAAAGGAAGATATTAAAAAAGCTATTTAAGGAGTATTAAAAATGAATAATGTAATTATTTTAAAAGATAAGAACAGTGTAAAAATTTCTGTAAACGGTATTTGTATAAAAGGTATATTAGATTATGACATCAGAACAAGAATAGCAGATGAAGAAAGAAAACTGGAGCTTATATTAAAACTTGATGTTGATGATTTAAATGTACTTAAGGTACTTAAAAATGAATAAAGAGGATTTTATACAAGTTTGCGATGCACAAAGAGATTTTGGATATTGCTACTTGAAAGAGTGCTCTGAGTGTGAATTTAAAAAAGCATACGAAAAAGGAGAAGATAATATGACAATAGGGAAATTAAGAGAAATTGTACCTAACCATACTACTGTGTGGGTAGAAGATTATGAAAGCGGCGAATTTGTAGCAGCAAATGAATTTAGATATGTTGATAAAAAGTATGATGAATACGAAATTGTAATTATGTTTCCGGAAAGGTATCCAGGAATAAGTTCATTTGGATTAACTCTACATATAAAGAAAGGAAAATAAATATGGATAGACTTACGTTTATGGAAGATGGCAAAATTAAAGTTTGCGGTATGAATAGAGAAAATCAAAATGAACTAATTTTAAAATGTATTGAAAAACTTTATAGATATGAAGCCACACGTTTAAGCCCTGAAGATATTGAGAAGATAAAAAACAAGGAAGTTTTAATGAGCGACAAAATGTGTTGTGAAACCTGCAGGTATTTTAATGCTGCATCTAAAAGCGAAGGTTATATTTGCACATATTATATTGAAAACAATATATGCAATCAAGCGTTAAATGCATCTAAAAACGGATACTGTCCTGATTTTGAAAGGAGAAGCAATAATGCCTGATAAAGAAAAAAGCATTACAAACAAGAAGAAAAGAGAACGGATTTGTGAAATAGTAGGCAACTTAATAAAAGGTAAACTTCATCTACATATAGCAAAGGAAATAACGAACATTGTTACTGATGGGCTTATGCAAAAAAATATAGTTAATTTTGTGCCTTCAGCTGATAAACTTACACAGATTATATATGACACTTTGGTAGAAGAACACGGCATTTATTTAGGACAACAGTATTTAGACACCATTGAAAGAGTGATTAAGGAGCAGATTTTATGATTGAAATATTAGATATATATAAAATCGGTGTGAATAGTCGAAAAATGGCTGCAGCAAATGGGAAATATAAACCTAAACGGTCTACTGTTATAAAAAATAAAATACGAAAAAAGAGGGATAAAAGTTATGAAAGAAAATAACACAAAAAATTATACATCAGAACAGTGGAAAGAAGAAGGAAAAAGAAGATTTGGAGATAATTTTGAAAACTGGAAATTTGTATGCCCGAAATGTGGCAATGTTGCATCAGGTAAAGAATTTAAAGAAGCAGGAGCAGAACCAAACGCAATGTATTGTGAATGTATAGGAAGATACACCAACGACAAAGGATGCAATTGGGCTGCATACGGACTTTTTGATATTTGTTCAGTTCATGTTGACGGTCAACCTGTATTTGAATTTGCGGAGGAATAAACTATGAGAGGAAAACGGCTTACAAGAAGGCAGAAAATAAGAGTAAAAGAAGTAAGATTAAACCCTGACAACTGGCTTTTGAAAAGTGAAGATAAAACAGGGCTTACCCTTTTGCACAGAGCTACAGGAAAAACAAGATTTATTCCTGCGGCTACAAAATAAAAAAGAAGGTGTTTTAGATAGAATACATAGATGTTAAACAAGCTGCTTTGCTTTTTGAGTGCTCTGAACGTTGGATACGAAAGAAAATTGAAAACGATGAAATAGTATTTGAAACATCTAAATTACCGAACGGAAGGACAAAATACAAAATTCCGGTTAATGCGCTTAGTGAAGAAATTAAGGATAGATATTACGAATCAAAACTTAATAAAACAGGTAAAGAATACTGTTTAAATGCCAATAGAAAGCAAAAAAAACTTGAAGATTATTCAGAAAAAGAACGTGAAATTATTGTTAAATGGTGCGATATTCTTGAAAAATGGCAGACGGTGCGCGAAGATTTTACAAAGAAAAGCGAAGCCGACAAGTATTTTGTAGCAACTTTAAAAATTGACTACGGCGAAGAATTTAATGTAAGTATCCCTACACTTTATAGAAAATACAGTGCATATAAAAACAAGGATTTTGACGGTCTGATAGACAAGCGCGGGAAAGACAAAAAAGGTAAAAGCAGCATAGACAAAGATGTTTGGGACTATTTTGTTTATGTGTATTTAGATGAAAGAAGACTTCCTATTATGCAGTGCTACGAGCTTACAAAAGCATGGGCGAAGGAATATAAGCCGGAACTTTACGATAGTATTCCCCATTACGTTACGTTTAAAAGGCGAATTGAAAGCGAAATACCGAAAGCTACTGAAATTTACGGAAGATTCGGAAACAAGGCGTTTGAAGACAGAGCATCGCCGTATATTAAAAGAATTTATGATGACCTTATGCCAAATGAATACTGGATTGCAGACAACCATACTATTGACGTTATTACTCAAAGAGACGGATGCGATATGACACACAGATTGAGTTTAACTGCATTTATAGATGCAAGAAGCGGTGTAATGGTTGGCTGGAATTTAACAGACAATCCGTGTAGTCAATCAACTGTTTTGGCACTTAGACATGCAATTAAAAGATTTGGCATACCTACAAATGTTTATTTTGATAACGGTAGCGAATTTTTAACACATGACCTTGCAGGACGTGGACACAGAACAAGAAAAAGCCAATCTCTTATTAAAAATCCACCTGCAGTATTTGAACGACTTGGTATGCATATGACAAATGCAATTGTTAAAAATGCGAAAGCAAAACCGATTGAAAGAACATTTTCCACTTTTAAAGGAACTATTTCGAGAATGTTTGAAACCTTCTGCGGCGGAAATGTTTTGGAACGTCCTGAAAATTTAAAAGTGAAACTTAAACACGGAAATATAATATGCGACAGTGATTTTTCACATCTTGTCAGCGATATGATTGACAACATTTACAATGTATCAGCGTATGGCGGCGATGTAAAAAAAGACAGGGGCAAAAAGAGAATTGACGTGTGGAACGATAACGTAAAACAAATAAGGTATCCTGAAAGCGAAGAAGATTTAAACTTAATGCTTCTTAGAACAACAAGACCGCTTACTGTTGGAAGGAACGGTGTAACACTTAATATATCGGGTGTAAAACTTCACTATTGGGACAAAGACACATGGAAACTTCTTAACAAAAAAGTGTATGTAAGATATGACCCTGAAGATTTATCTTATGTGAGAATTTATGAAGAAGATACTGACAGATATATCGGAACACTTCCAATGAGTGAGGAAACAAGGATACCGTTTAATGCAACAGGCGAAGAAATTAAAATTGCACAGTCGAAAGTTAAAGAAGTCAGACGTGCAATTAAGGATGATTTTAATAATCGCATTACAAATCTTTCACCAGAGAAACGTATCAGCATAATTGATATGCAGATAAGACGTGCAAATCAAGGTAGGGAAAGTTTTGTTATCAAACATCCTACAGATATTGTAAGAGTATCTGCAAAAGAAAGTGAATATAAAAAAGCCGTAGGCGAAACGCACAGAAAACCAATTACTATATTTGATATTAACAGAAATTTGAAAGGATGATTTAAATGGCAAGATATACAGATGAACAACGTAAAGAATTAGTAGAAAGAGCGTATGAGGAACTTGAAAAAAGAGGTCTTAGCGCAAATAAGGCAGAAGGACTTTTAGGAGTTTCGGGGTCGATACTTTCGGGCCTTAAAAACGGAAATTACAGAGGTAATACAGATAAGTACCTTGAGGTGCTTGAAAAATATTTTGAATCAGTTGACTATTCGATATCGGATAAAATTGATTTAGATTATGTAGAAACGAGCATTTCAAGAGATATTTATGAACGACTTAAAAACTGCAAAAATCGTGGAGGTATGGCAGTTGTTTGCGGAGACCCGGGAATAGGAAAAACAAAAACTGCATTTAAGTTTTTAAATGAGGATCCTGAGCGTGTAATATATATAGCGGTAAATCCCTGTATGTCAACTGCAGAACAGCTGTTAAAACTTGTAGGTAAAAAACTTGGTCTAAAAAAAGTAAGTACATCAGAGCTTTGGGACAGTATTTTAAATGCGCTTCCTGATAAATCAATAATTATATTTGACGAAGCTCAGTTTTTACCATACAGAAGTATTGAAGTGTTTCGCTCAATGATGGATGATAAGAAAAACAACGGCAGCATACTTGGTATTATGTTTATGGGAAATATTAAAACTGCACTTAAAATAAAAGGCGATTCCGTTTCAGACTTTGCACAGATTTCATCAAGATGCCGTTTTCCTGCAATATTTTCTACAAAAGATGTTAAAAAGAGTGATATAATTGCTCTTTTCCCTGAGTATGAAAATTCTCCTAAAGAACTTGATTTTCTTCTTAGAGTAGCACAGAGCAGAGAAGGTATAAGAAATGCCGTAAACTTGGTTTTGGAACTTAAAGAAGCAGGGCTTTTTGATTATGAAAGTATGATAGAAATGGCGAAATTTATGCAACTTACTATTTGATAAAAGGAGCAAATGCGATGTTTGGATTTATAGTTTGTTTGACTGCAATATTTATATTCTTTATGATAGTCGGATTTTTAGAAAAATTTGGAGAGAGGATGTTTAAAATGTATAATAAAAGAACAACTAAGCAAGGCGGAATTACTATTCCAAAACAATTAAGGGTAAAATATGGGTTAACAGGTGCATGTGCAGTTGACATTGAAGAAGTAAATGGAGGTTTACTTATTAAAAAGCACACAGATACTTGTATATGCTGCGGAAATTTTGAAGATGTTAAAAAAATGAATGATATTTGTTTATGCAAAAAATGTGCAGGAGGTTTTTTACATGCCAATTAAAAATAAAGTAGACCGTATTTGTGCTATTGAAAAGCAAATTAACGATTTGAAGTCTGAGAAAACAAACCTTGAAGCCGATATTTTAAAACTGTCTGAAAAGCACTTATCAGATACCAAAAACAAATCTGTAAAATATTTTGGTTCGGACGGATGCAGTGTTACCGTAACAAATGCTGATAATGTAAAAATAATATATCCGTCTATATTAAAAGACATTTTTGGAAAGTGCTATAATGATGTTATAACTGAAGAAGTAAGCATAAAGATAAAACCTTATGCAAAGAAATTACTTTCTCAACTTTACAAAGGCGAATATTTAAAATCAAATGTATCGGATATTGTTAATCAGATAACGGATGATGAAAAAGTGAAAGCCGCTATAATTAAGAAATGTAAAGGCAAAAATTTTGAAAAAGACACTGAAAACTTAATGAAACTTGTTTTACTTGACAGAGAAGCTGCAGAAAGTTATGCATACTTTATTTCAGAAGCATACGCTTACGAAGAATTTAAACGTCTATTATCAACAAAAACCGATTACGATGAAAATAAAATTTTAAAGGACGTTGATACTGCTATTGTTGTTGAAACAAGCGTAAAAATAGACGTTTGCCCAGGTAAATAATATGCGCATGATTGAATATAAGCAGGTTAAAGCAATTTATGCTATGGCTAATAAAATCGGCATAAGTGAAAAAGGCAATAAAAATGACGACCTTCATAATTTGGTGCTTTCAAGATTTAAAAAAACGTCTATAAAAGACCTTACATACTTTGAAGCTGAAAATTTAAAAAGAGAATTATCGAAGTGTTTAAAACCTGTTAAAAACAATTCTGACGGTGTGCCTGGAATGATTACAAGTGCACAAAAGAAAAAAGTATGGGCGCTTATATATAAACTTTGCGAAATAGACAAAAGAGAAGCAAGTGCAAAAGAACGGCTTATGGGTGCAATAAATAAAATATTAGGGCTTTCTAAAACTGAATCAAATCCGCTTGCCTGGGTAACGTTTGAAGATGGAAACAAACTTATTGAATACCTTAAAAGATATGTAAAAAGTGCTGAAAAGAAACGGAGCGATGAAAATGAACAATAACGATATTATTACTAAAGAAGATTTAGCATCTGCTTCGGAAATTTACGAACTTATGATTGAACTTATAGGGTTTGAAAACACATTAAAACTTGCCGAAGTATTCAGTGGCGAAACGGTATTTTTTAAAAAAATCGAAACACTGGGCAGACCTGGACGAAACAGAAAAATTTTAGAAGAATTTAACGGATATAATTTTAAGGAACTTGGGAAAAAATACGGACTTACTGAAATTGCAATAAGGCATATTTGTAAGGACCATATTTTAAGAGTTCGCAACCGTCCGGGAGAGAATCAGATGTCATTTTTAAATGATTTGGATTAAATATTTTCCTAAAACAATTTATTTAACTACTTAATATAATATGAAGTAAAATAGCATTGTGATTAAAAGCAATGCTATTTTTATTTGGAGGAATTAAAGTACATGGAAGTATTATTGTTAGGAACACTTTTGACAACAGCGATAGGTGCGTTTGGATTTTTTTTAAAACATCGTTTTAAAAAAATTGATGATAATACAGATGCGATTTCAAATATAGAAAAAACATATGTAAAACGTGAAGATTATGAAAAAGACAAAAAAGATACGGAAAACCACTTTCGTGAAATAGAACAAAACTACATTACAAAAGAAGAATTTACAAGAGGAATAGGACAAATTCAAAAAACTCTTGAAATTATGGAAGAACATTCGAGAGATTCTCATAAGACATTGCACGAAAAAATAGACAGACTTATTGAAAGGAATGTTAAAAATGGTTGATAACGAAAAATTAAAAGAAAGATTAAGAGCTGAAGCATTTAAGAGAAACAACGGCTTAGTGCTTCGTACCATAAATATATTGAGAACAAAATTTAACAATCTTACTACAGTAAAAGCAGTTTGTGAAGATTCAGGAGTAAGTGAAGGCGAATTTATTGATTCTGTTAACTATCTTAACGAAGCGGAATATATAAAACTTCGAGATATCGCCACAAGATGCGACATAGTTTTTGCTGATGCAAATTATAAGGATTTGGAAGCAAAACTTACTGCAAAAGGAATAAGACTTTTAGCAGGCGGCATAAATGACGAACTTATTGATATTTAAAAGGATGATTAAGTAATGGGAAAGAAAAACAGGAAATGCTCTAAAATAGACCGATTACCCGTAAATATCAAAGAAACTGTTGAGCAGATGATGCTTGACCCTACTTTTACTTATAAGCAGATTGTTGACTATATAAACCAAAATGGATATGAAACATCACTTTCGGGTGTTCAGAGGCACGCTCAGAGCTTAAATGAATCTGTTACAAATTTAAGAATGACACAGGAAAATTTCAAAGTTATAATGAGCGAACTTGAAAAGCATCCAAACCTTGATACTACTGAAGGAATTATGCGACTTCTTTCGGGATATATGCTTGAAGCAATAAACAAAACACCTGAAGAAATGTGGCAGACACTTGAACTTAAAGACTTACTTAAACAGTCTATTGCACTGACAAGAGCTGCAGCATATAAATCAAGAGTTGATGTAACAAATAAAGATAACTTTGAAAAAGGTCTTGATTATGTTAAAACAATGGTATTTAACACAATGGCAAAACAAGAACCGAAGTTATATAAAGAGGTTGTTAAATTTCTTGAGAATATGCCGGAGGCAGATGCAAAATGAAAATGTATGCAGTAAGAGTTACAACCGGGAAAGAGAAAGAAGCTGCACAACTGATTAAAAAACTTGGTATTGAAGTTTTCCTCCCTGAAGAAACAAGATACCACAGACGTGGCGGAGAGTATCATTATGACAGATACATTCTTTTTCCCGGATATGTTTTTATTTATCTTGACCTTACAGAAAAGATGTACTACAAGATAAAAAATACAACGCATGTAATTTACATTTTAAAGCCACATGAAGTAACACCCTTAAGTGAAGAAGATAAAGAAAACGTTATGTTTTTCTCGAACGGCGGCAAACCTATTCCGGTTTTAAAATCGCTCGATGATGAATTTTTGAAACGATTTAACATTAAATCTATTGATAAAAGACAAAACCGTGTAAAAGTTGAATGTGTTATTTGCGGCGAAAAAAAGCAAATTATACTATCGTGTAAATTCTAAGATATTTTATTTTTTATTAAGGTTGATTCGTCCCTTATTTAAAAAGTAAGATTGACATAAAAAATTAAACAATCCGACAAATTTAAATTGTTGGAGTGGCGAAGCACACCCTTGTTTGTAACAAGGGTGTTTTTAAGAGTTTTAAAACAGGTTTTAAATGCTTTTTAAAAAAATCTTTAATCTAACTTGAAGGCAAAACACAAAAAATTTATTACAAGTCAATTTTGAAGGTGGTTTTAAATTATGATAATTTCTAAAAAAGAAAGCAGAAAAAAATTAAAAGCACTTTATAAAAAAGCGGAATCGAAAGACGATTTATCAAAGGTGCTTCATGCACTTGGAAAAAGTGCCTATGACAGTGGAAGTGAAATAAAGGAAGAAAATATGCTTGATAAAATAATTAAGGGGGTTAATGAAGTTTGAGTGAAGTATTTACCCAGAAGCAAAAACAGACAATTAAAATGCTTAAAGAAGAAAAATTTAAACGAATTAACCTTTTAGAAGGAAGCGTAAGAAGCGGAAAGACATATATAAGTCTTATCGTTTGGGCGTTTTGGGTTGCATCACAGGATAAATCACAAAATTTTTTAATGTGCGCAAAATCGCTTAGTACACTTAAAAGAAACTGCTTAGACCTTTTACAAGGACTTGTAGGAGAAAACAATTTCACTTACAGTCTTTCTAAAAAAGAAGCAGTTTTATTTTCGCATAAAATTTACCTTGAGGGCGTTAACGATGCCAGGGCAGAAAATAAAATTCGAGGTATGACACTTGCCGGCGCATATTGTGATGAGCTTACGCTGTTTACAGAAGACTTTTTTAATATGCTTTTATCAAGACTTTCTGCTCCAGGTGCAAAACTTTTTGCAACTACAAACCCTGACAATCCGAGCCATTGGGTTTATAAGAAATTTTTAAAACGTCATTTAGACGAAGTTAAAAATGACAAAATAGACGAAAGTGAAAAACTCAGCATGACATCACTTAAATATCTTATTGATGATAACACTTTTTTAAATGAAGATTACATTGCAAGTGTTAAAAATGAGTATACCGGAGTTTTTTATGAGCGTTTTATAAAAGGAAGATGGGTTGCAGCTGAAGGTGTAATATACCCTGACTTTGCTGATGATCCGAAACGGTTTACAGTTAAAAAATACAATCCCGATAAAATACAGTTTGCTACAATAGGAGTTGACTTTGGCGGAAACAAAAGTGCACATGCATTTGTACTTACAGGGTTTACAAAGGGATTTAAAGAGGTTGTAACACTTAAAGAATATTACCACAAAGGTAAGATAAGCCCGAAAGAGCTTGAAGACAATTTTATTTATTTTGTAAAAGAGGCACAGAAAACCTACAACGTTTATGATGCTTACTGCGACAGTGCGGAAACAACACTTATTGAAGGAATAAGAAATGCTGTAAGCGCAAATAAAGTTCCGATTGATATAAGACTTGCCAAAAAAGGTAAGATTGTTGACAGAATACGTTTTTACAATGCACTTATGAGTAAAGGAAGGTATTTTGTAAACGAAGAATGTCAAAATGTAATCAGCGCATTATCTGAAGCGGTATGGGACAGCAAGAGCATAGAAGATAAAAGACTTGATGACGGCAATATGAATGTTGATAGTTTGGATGCACTCGAATACAGCACTGAAGAATATATGAAAGATATACTGGAGGCGATAAACTTTGATAACTCAATATCTTAAAAAACTTGGATATGATGTGCCTAATAGTGAAATGATTTCAGGCAAGTTAAATGAATGGCACAGCTGGTACGAAGGAAAAGTTACTTCGTTCCACAATTATACACAATACAATGGTAAAAAACTTATAGGCAGAACGAGAAAAAGTCTTTGTATGGCAAAAAAGGTTTGCGAGGACTGGGCGAACCTTTTACTTAACGAAAAAGTTGATATAATTATTAACGATAACAAGTTATATGACAATGTAAAAGCGGTACTTGCAAATAATAACTTTACTGTAATGGGAAATAAACTTATTGAACTTACTTTTGCTTATGGTACAGGTGCTTTTTGTGAGTTTCTTGACAAAAACAAAAACATACGAATTGATTATGTTAAAGCCGAGAACATATTCCCTATTTCGTGGGAAAACGGAAAAATAACAGAATGTGCCTTTGGTTGTAAAAAGAGAATAAACAACGAGGATATTATTTACATAAGTATTCATACACTTTCGCGAAACGGTACATATGTTATTACGAACAAGGCACTT